GGAAACCTGCGAAGAATCGGGGGCGGGGGAGGGGCTGTGACTGCGGCGTGTGCGTGTGTTCCCTCTCAGATACAAAAAAGAGTGAAATTGAACCTTAATATAACCCCTAGTTATCTAACAAGAAACCTATATAACAAAAGGGTCTAAGCGGTGCAGAATCTGGACCGTGCTGGTACAGTTTAAAGGACAATGTCAAGTACTTTGTAAAATATATTACTTTTTTTAAACAAAGGTATTGCTTTTTAGTATTTTTTATGATATACTATTAGTATAGACTTAGAAATTACTCTTTAAAGATTCTTTACTGCACCTTATATGATAAATATTATATGATAATTATTAAATGTTTAACTTATAAGGCATACAAGAATCTTTAAAGAGTCTTTAAAGAGGGTCATATGACTGTTCCTGTTAAACGGAAACGTGGAAGACCACGTAAAAACGATGTTTCTTCTGTTAAAAAAGGAAGTCGCAACGCTGTTGGTCGCCCGAAGGGTGACGCTGCTGTTATTAACGAATACAAAGCACGGATGTTAGCTTCACCGAAGTCCAGAAAGGTGCTTGATACTATCTTTGACGCTGCATTAGACCATGATCATAAGAATCAAGCGGCAGCGTGGAAGCTTGTTATGGACAGAATACTACCTGTTGCGGCTTTTGAGAAGGATATTGTTAAAGATGGTGGACGTAACGCCATTCAGATTAACATTAGCGGTGTTGGTGCGGTTGATGTTGAGCAACCTACAATCATTGAAGGAGAAGTAGTAGATGAATCTTAAGCATTTTGACCCTTCAGAGTTTAATTGTCAGGTTACTGGGCATAACAACATGGAGAAAGACTTCCTAGAGAAGATGGACGAGTTAAGAGACGCGTGCGGGTTTCCTTTCACTATCACCAGTGGGTACAGAGACCCTACTGAGCATCCAATAGAGGCTAAGAAAGAAGTACCCGGTACTCACGCTCAGGGAATCGCGGCGGATATAAAAATAACAAACGCCGTGTTTCGCCTTAAGATAGTAACAAAGGCTATTGAGCTAGGATTTACAGGAATAGGTATTGCTGACGACTTTGTACATGTTGATACAAGAGGATCTACTCCTGTTATGTGGACATATTAGTGGATTTAAACATTGAACTACTGCCTTGGCAACAAGACGTTTGGGCAGACGATACACGGTTTAAAATAGTAGCGGCAGGACGACGTACTGGTAAGTCCAGACTTGCTGCATGGATGTTAATTGTTAATGCGTTGCAAGCAGATAGAGGACATGTATTTTATGTTGCGCCGACACAAGGACAAGCACGAGACATCATGTGGCAGACTCTCCTTGAGCTTGGCAATCCTGTTATCTCTGGTAGCCACATCAATAATTTACAAATCAAGTTGGTCAATGGAGCAACCATTAGCCTCAAAGGGGCTGATAGACCAGAGACAATGCGTGGGGTGTCGTTAAAGTTTCTTGTTTTAGATGAATACGCAGACATGAAACCTGACGTATTTGAACAGATCCTAAGACCTGCATTGGCTGACCAAAAAGGCTGTGCAATGTTCATTGGGACACCGATGGGTCGTAACCATTTTTATGACTTGTACAAATATGCGGAGCTAGATGATGATCCGACTTACAAAGCTTGGCACTTTACTTCTTACGATAATCCTATTCTTGATCCGGATGAAATCGATATTGCTAAAAGGTCTATGTCTTCTTATGCGTTTCGTCAAGAGTTTATGGCGTCGTTTGAAGCCCGTGGTTCGGAGATGTTCAAAGAAGACTGGGTCAGTTTTGGAGAAGAGCCTGACGAGGGTGATTACTACATTGCAATCGACTTGGCGGGTTTTGAAGAAGTAGGTAAGAAACGTACAAAGAATGCCAAACTTGATGAGACTGCTATATCTGTAGTTAAAGTAGAAGACGACGGGGATTGGTTCGTAGAGAACATTATATATGGGCGTTGGACATTAGATGAAACAGCCGTCAAGATATTCCAAGCTGTGCGTGATTACAGCCCTCTTTCTGTTGGCATCGAAAGGGGAATTGCTAAACAGGCAGTTATGTCTCCCTTGCTTAACTTACAAAAGAAGTACGCACAGTTTTTTAGAATTGAAGAGTTAACGCACGGTAACAAAAAGAAAACAGACAGGGTAATGTGGGCGTTACAGGGTAGGTTTGAAAACAACACCATTACCTTAAACAAAGGCGAATGGAACAGTAGATTTCTTGACCAACTGTTTCAGTTTCCTGATCCATTGACGCATGACGATTTAGTTGACTCTCTTGCGTACATAGATCAATTAGCTAATGTTCCTTATGGTATAGGGGATATAGATTTCGATGAGCCTGAAATTTTAGATATTGTAGCAGGATACTGATATGACTGAACTATATGAACAAGATCCATTGATGATCCAAGAGTCTCTAGAAGATTGGGTTATAAACAAGTGTGAAGATTGGAGGGATAACTACGAAAGCAATTATGAACAGAAATTTGAAGAATATTATAGATTATGGCGTGGTCAATGGAGTGCTGCTGACAGTGAGCGTGGGTCTGAGCGTTCCCGTATTATTTCTCCTGCATTACAACAGGCTGTTGAGTCTAATGTTGCTGAGTTAGAAGAAGCGACGTTTGGACGTGGTAAGTGGTTTGATGTTAGTGATAACTTTGGTGATACAGACAGACAAGACGTACAGTTCTTGCGTAACAAACTTACAGAAGACTTTGAAAACTGTATGGTACGTAAAGCTGTTGCAGAATGTCTTATTAACTCAGCAGTGTTTGGTACAGGCATTGGTGAGATTGTTATCGAAGAAATGAAAGAGATGGTTCCTGCAACTCAACCTGTTATGGGAGGTGATCTACAAGCCGTCGGTGTTAACATCACTGAGCGTGTCGTTGTAAAGCTTAAACCTGTACTGCCTCAGAACTTTCTAATTGACCCTGTAGCAACGTCTGTAGAGGATGCTATGGGTGTAGCTGTTGATGAGTTTGTTAGTCAACACCATGTAGAGATGTTACAAGAACAGGGTGTGTATCGTGACGTGTACGTAGGTTCTGCTGCACCTGATACAGACCTAGAACCTGACCAAGATCTTACTGTTTACAGTGACGACAAAGTACGTCTTACTAAGTACTACGGTTTAGTGCCACGAGAGCTTCTAGATTCCGCTATGAGCGACGATATAGAAGAGCTGGTAGAAGAGGAAGGGTCTGATTCAAAGTACGTAGAGGCCGTTGTAGTGATCGCTAACGGGGGTACGTTACTAAAAGCAGAAGCTAACCCCTACATGATGGAAGATCGTCCTATTGTTGCATTTCCTTGGGATGTAGTCCCCGGACGTTTCTGGGGTCGTGGTGTCTGTGAAAAAGGCTATAACAGTCAGAAAGCTCTTGACACTGAGTTACGTGCAAGGATTGATGCATTAAGTTTAACAATTCATCCTATGATGGCAATTGATGCTACACGGCTTCCACGAGGTTCTAAGCCAGAAGTACGACCCGGTAAGATGATTTTAACTAACGGAGACCCTCGTGAAGTTTTACAGCCTTTCAACTTTGGTCAAGTTAATCAAATTACTTTTGCTCAGGCCGGAGCCTTGCAGCAGATGGTACAACAAGCAACAGGAGCCGTTGACTCAGCAGGAATTGCAGGTCAGGTTAATGGCGAGAGTACTGCCGCTGGTATTAGTATGTCTCTTGGCGCTATTATTAAACGTCATAAACGCACACTGATTAACTTCCAACAGTCTTTCCTAATTCCTTTTGTTAAGAAAGCAGCGTATCGTTACATGCAGTTTGACCCAGAAAACTACCCCGTGGCTGACTATAAGTTTAATGCTAGTAGTACTCTTGGTATTATTGCAAGAGAATACGAAGTAACTCAGTTAGTACAGTTGTTACAAACAATGGGTAAAGATTCACCACTGTACAACACATTGATACAGTCTGTTGTTGACAACATGAACTTGTCTAACCGTGAAGAGTTACTTGCTGCATTGGCTCAAGCTTCACAGCCTAACCCTGAAGCACAGCAAATGCAACAACAAGCACAACAACTACAAATGCAGTTCCAGCAATCTCAGACTCAGGCACTGTCTGCACAAGCTCAAGAGTCACAAGCTAGAGCCGCTAAGTTAGCTGCTGAGGCTGCTGTTGTACCTCAAGAACTAGAGATTGACAAAATTAATGCTATTACTAGAAACCTCAAAGAAGGTGATGCTGAAGATAAAGAGTTTGAACGCCGTATGAAAGTGGCTGATACTCTCCTCAAAGAAAAGCAAATAGAAGGTAAGACTAATGTTAATAACGCAAAAAGAAATGCAGTCCCTGCTGGACCAAGTCAACGACCACTTCAAAGGAACGTTCCAGCGCCTCAAAGTCCTAGAGGACCAGCTGAACCAACTGGAAACCAAGGTGGAGGAATTATCTAATGCCAGCAAAGAAAGACCCAAGACTAGCACGAGCAGGAGTAAGCGGGTTCAACAAACCAAAGCGGACGCCTAATCATCCTAAGAAGTCTCATGTAGTTGTTGCTAAGGAAGGCGACAAGGTTAAAACTATTAGGTATGGACAGCAGGGTGTTAGTGGCGCAGGTAAAAATCCTACTACTGCAAAAGATAAAGCAAGGCGTAAATCGTTCAAGGCAAGACATGCTAAGAACATTTCAAAAGGAAAGATGTCAGCCGCTTATTGGGCTAATAAATCTAAATGGTAAGGAGAGTAATATGCCACAAGGAAAAGGAACATACGGAAGTAAAGTAGGTCGTCCCCCTAAAAAGAAAGCGGCGACTAAAGCAAAAAAGCCCGTAAAGCGAATTACTCAAGAAGAAGTAGAAGCTCGTATTAGGGACGCAAACAAAAGAGAAAAGAACATGACGCCTAGTCCTGCTATGCAAAAGAAGATGGCAGAACAAATGCGTAACAAAAAAATGGACGCTAAGATGAAGGCTGCTGTTAAGAGAGTAAAAAATGGCAAAGGCAAAAAGTAGTCCTAAACCTAAAAACAAGGCTTTGTACTCACGAGTTAAAGCAGAGGCTAAACGCAAGTATAAGGTTTGGCCTAGTGCTTATGCTTCTGGATGGCTGACTAAAGAGTACAAAAAACGTGGTGGCACTTATGAGTAAAGCCAAAGGAGGCTTAACCAAGTGGTTTAAAGAAGACTGGGTTGATGTTAAGACAGGTAAAGCATGTGGACGAAAGTCTGCTAGTAAAAGTAAACGTCCTTACCCTTCTTGTAGACCCAAAGCTGTAGCATCTAAGATGACAGCAGCAGAAAAGAAGTCTTCTGCAAAACGTAAAACAGGACCAGCTAAAATTAAACATGCAGTAACAGCGTCAGGCCGTAGACGAAAGGCTACAAAAAAAGCTTGACACCTAAGAAAAAACATGATATACTATTAGTATACACAGTAACTTTAGAGGAAACTATGACACCCGAGCTTGAAACATACTTTAACAATTACAATGAATTGTTTAATCATGAAGGTTTCAAACAACTCGTTAACGAGCTTTCTACCAACGCACAACAGTTAGCAGATATTCAAACAGTTAAAGATCTGGAAGATTTACATTTCCGCAAAGGTCAAGTCGCTGCTTTTGCTACTGTAATAAACCTACAAGGAACTATCGAGGCTGCTCGCGATCAAGCAGAAGCTGAAGATGAAGACCCTATAGATGTATAAAATATACGACTTCCGTTGTACTAACGGACATGTCTTTGAAGAATTTGTAGTTAGTGGTGTTACAACCAGTAGGTGCGGTTGTGGTGCTAACGCTACAAAAATGGTATCTGCCCCGTCTTTCCACCTTAATGGCTCCGATGGTTCATTCCCCGGAGCTTCTATTAAATGGACTAGGGAACACGAAAAAGCAGGTAGTAAATAGTAACTCCATAATGATTATAATCACGGAGATTAATAATGTCAAGAGCAACATTAGTTGACCCGCAACCCGAAGTGGAAAATGCGGATGATATAAACGAACAAGCAAATGAGACTCAGTACGAAGAAGAAGTAACTGAGCAACCTCAAGAGCAGTCTACCGTTCCAGAGAAGTATCAAGGTAAGTCGCTGGAAGAAGTCGTACAGATGCACCAAGAAGCTGAAAAGCTTTTAGGTCGTCAGTCTGGTGAGGTAGGAGAACTTCGTAAAGTGGTTGATGATTACATTAGTAGTCAAGCACCCGCGCAAGCACCTCAACAATACGTTGAGCCTGAAGAAGATATAGATTACTTCACTGACCCACAAGGTGCTGTTAATCGTGCTATTGAGAACCATCCTAAAATTAGAGAAGCAGAGCATTACACTGTTGAATACAAAAAGCAGTCGTCTCTTGCTACGCTTCAAGCTAAACATCCAGATATGCAAACAATACTAGGAGACCCTAAGTTTGCAGAATGGATCAAAGGATCTAAAATTAGGACTCAGTTATTTGTAGCGGCTGACCAAGGTTATGATTCTGATTCTGCTGATGAGCTATTTACACTCTGGAAAGAACGTAAAGTAGTTGCACAACAGACTGTCAATGTTGAAAAACAGGCACGGAAGCAAACACTAAAAGCAGCTAGTACAGGTAATGCACGAGGCAGTAACCAAGGGACAAGGAAGAAAGTATATCGTCGGGCCGATATTATTAAACTTATGAGAACAGACCCAGACCGTTATACAGCATTAGCCGATGAGATTATGGCAGCTTATGCGGAGGGTCGAGTAAAATAATCTAGGAGATTACAATGGCTACTCAAACTTATCCCGGTACGGTTGGCGGTGGAAGTATCGTCAACAAAACAGCAGCTGCTACTTTTATTCCAGAAATCTGGAGTGACGAGATTATTGCTGCATATCAGAAGAACCTGAAGATGGCTCCTCTGGTTAAGAAGCTTCCAATGACAGGCAAGAAGGGCGATGTGATTCACATTCCTAAGCCTATCCGTGGTGCTGCTTCTGCTAAGGTTGCTGACACTGCTGTCAACATCCAAGCAAACGTAGAAGGCGAATTGCAGATTTCTGTTAATCGTCACTTCGAGTACTCACGCTTTATCGAAGACATCGTAGAAGTACAGGCGCTTAACAGCCTCCGTCAGTTCTACACTGAAGATGCTGGTTATCAGTTGGCTCTTAAGGTTGACACTGACCTTATGAATGCTGCTACTGGTTTTGGTGATGGTACTCTTGACCTTGCTGCTCCTACTGGTGCGGATTGGGAAAACAGTAACTCATACTTCTTTGATGCCGCCGCAACAGGTGGTACTCCATTAAGTTTGTTTGATGCTGCTGGTGGACACAGTGTAGCCGCTGGTGACGTTTTCAGTGATGCTGGTTTCCGTCAAGCTATCCAGTTGTTGGACGATGCTGATGTACCAATGGACGGACGTTGCATTATTGTTCCTCCAGTAGTACGTAACACCATCATGGGTACTGAGCGGTTCTCGTCTTCTGACTTCGTATCAGGACAGACTGTTAACACTGGTCTTATTGGCAACTTGTATGGCGTAGATGTTTACGTTTCATCTAACTGTCCAACACTTCAGTCTAATGTACGTGGTTGTATCATGATGCAGAAGGACGCCCTTGTACACGCAGAGCAAATGTCTGTACGTTCACAGACACAGTACAAGCAAGAGTACCTCTCAACGCTGTTTACTTCGGACACTCTTTACGGTGTTCAGGTATATCGTCCAGAAGCTGGTCTTGTTCTTGCTGTCTACGATGCGTAAGTAGTTCTGAGGGGAAAGCTGGTAACAGTTAGTACCCTCATTTTATTTCTTCAAAACCTACGACTACTTTACTGAGAGCGTTAAGCCATGACTGACTATACAAAGACTACTGACTTTACATCAAAAGATTCCTTACCGTCAGGCGACTCAGGTAAAATCATTCGAGGCGCTGAATTTGGTACAGAGTTTGACAATATCCAAACAGCAGTAAACTCTAAGTCAAACAAAGAAAACCCCTCCTTTACCGGCAATATTACAGTCACAGGTACTGTAGATGGCCGCGACATTGCCACTGATGGCACTAAACTAGACACCATTGAAACTAGCGCAGACGTTACTGACACAGCTAACGTTACTGCTGCTGGTGCTTTAATGGATAGTGAAGTTACTAACCTTGCACAAGTAAAAGCATTTGACTCTTCTGACTACGCTACTGCCGCACAAGGTACTACTGCTGACAATGCACTGCCTAAGACTGGCGGAGCTATGACTGGTGCGATTACTACTAACAGCACATTTGATGGGCGTGACGTAGCTACTGACGGAACTAAGCTGGACGGTATTGAAGCCTTAGCAGACGTAACAGACACAACTAATGTTACTGCTGCTGGTGCCTTGATGGACTCTGAGCTAACTGACCTTACTGC